TTTAGGTACTTCCTCAAACATGATGGAAATATACCTTAGCCCGTCTGGGTCAAACCCTCGAGCTGCGACTCCGAAACATTTTCGGTCTTTGTCTAAAAAAGGAATAACTAAGCGAGGCTCGTCTTTCTTTACGTTCTCGAACTTATTTGGAATGATTCCGTTAATCCATTCTTTAAATCTTGGTGCGAAGTAAAGACGGTAATGGTGCTTAGTAGGAATACTCCTTTTATCTATATATTTCTTTACTGGGTGATTATAATCGAGTTGACTGATTTTTTTTAAGTTTTTTAGCACATCTCTGTGAGAGAAATTTGGTTGCTCAAATTTAGTCTGCTCTAGAGTTGATGTTGTCGTTTCAAGAGAGTTATTTGCTTTGCCGATAAATTTTTCAGCAACATAGTCATTGTATGCTAAAGGGTCGATGGCCTTGAGAAAGTTGGAAAAGGAATGACTTGCTCCACAATTATGACAATAGTAGAACAAGGAATTATCTTTCTCAAGGAGCCATCCACGAGCTTTTGACCGACTCTTTTTAGAATCTCCGCAGATAGGACAGCGGAAATTTATCTTATAAGGTCGAGTTTGTTTTATCTTGTATCTGTCCAATCTCCCGGCCAAATGCTGGGCATATTGAATATCCACAAAGTCAAGCATAATATAAAATCCAAATGTTAATTAATCTTTGCGACTATTATAATACAGAACGACTGAAATGTCAATAGTTATTTTTGAAATATAACAGAAAGGTCAGCATAATTTAATATGAAAGTGATAATAGCAAATGCTCCTAGCATCCACCACTTCAAATTCTCAAGTGAACGAATTTGTTGTTCTTGTATGGCAACTTTATCTTTAACGTCACGTACTATATTTTCAATAATTGCTAAAGTTTCGGCATGTCTTCGTTCGTGAGCAGCTTTTGTTTCTTCTGCCATTAACCGATGTTGTTCTTTGCCATCAACCATTGCGTTTAACATTTCTTCTTTAAACGCTTGCTTGTAATCGTCAAGTTCTTCTTTCATAGCAAGACGCGCTTCCATATTCATGCGTCTTTGGTCTTGTAGCTTTTCATCCAGGAACTCAATCTTGGATTGAAAATTCTCCATGATTTGTTGCTGCACTGCCAAGGACTTAGCAATATCTTGCATTCCATCCACGGCATCATCAACCTTATCAAAAAACTTTCCAATTGATTGAATGTCTTTTTTAATTAATGCGATGTCGGTCTTAACGTGTTGTAAGTCGTCAGACATATTTACTCCAGTATTGGGGTTATTATATCAAAGTATCCATTATATGTCAATGGATATTTATAAAGGCGGCTAAGGAAAAACGAGGTTAAATCAATTATTATCTGATTTATTTTGAATCGCAATGCCTGCGGCGGGTTCATCGTCGATAGTTACGTTCCGATAATATACAATGACTTCACCGAGCTCTCGTATATATCTTCGAAGTTCTTGCGTATTCTTTGACATCAATTGATAGTCTCCAACGGTCATTGCTACAAACACCACATCACCGTTGTTCTTCTTTTTCATATCGTCAAGGAATTTATCAAGGTAAGTATAACCTACGGGCCAGTCAGGGTTCTCGCGCTCTGTTAAAGGACAGTCCTTTGGACGTTTGAATTTTTCATTACCTTCATTATCAAATCTTGGAGGTTCGTATTGTATTGTAGCTTTACATGGGTTTGTAATTACAGCTTCAGATACAACATACCATTTAGGATCGTTTAATTCAATAGGACGCGGTAGTGTCGGTTGAATAATTTCTATCTTAATTGGTTTTGTTACGACCTCAACTTGTTTAGTACCAAATACATTTTGTAAGGTACTACAACCGCTAAGGAACGTCAGGAGCATCAAGCTCGCTAATAGCTTTGCTGTCATTCTCTATGTCCTCAAATACTTCTGCGGTACCATTATTAAATCTTATTTCCATAAGACCGGGTTTGGCAAGTGCAAGTTTATCAAAATTGTGTCGAGCAAATATAGCAAGATACTGGTCTTTCTCTTGCTCTATTTGATTGTAATTACGTTGAAGATTAGATAACGATTCTCCTTGTCTTTCAAAAGATGCTTGCAGTGCTTCCATCGTTGCCTTCTGTTCTTCAACAGCGGCTTCGAGTTTAACTGCGTTCTCTTTTAAAGTTACGTTTTCGTTATATAACCAATATGAACCTAAACCGAGAACCAATATAATTCCTATGAATATTTGGTTAAACATTGTTTAGTCTTCTGTTGTTTCTTCAGTCTCTTCGGGTAAATCAACAGCAGGTTCTTCAGCTGCTAGGTCAGCAGCCATTGTTTCTACTTCTGCGACTTCAGGATGCTCTTGTGTCATATCCTGATATTTATGATTTAAAGCTGTTCTTACACGGCTTGTCATTTCGTCGTCAAAAGCTTTCTTAAGGTTAAGAGGATTGTTATCCAACGCGTTTGCGATTATATCATTTACTGGCATTTCTATTCTCCATATTATATTATAGTAAAATTATTTATACATTCTCTAAACGAACCATTAATCTCTCGGCTCGGTTAGTGACTTGTTTGTGCCATCGAGAATCTCTACCCTCAACAGCGGCTTCTTTCCAATCTCCTTTGAGAATGGCTTCGTGCATTTTCTTAAACTTGCTTAGTCTGGTTCTACCCATATTAAACATCATATTAACCAGGATTTGTTGCACTTCGTCTGGTAAATCTTCAAATATCCCATCTTCGTATAAAGCATTACATTCTGAGATGGCGAGGTCAAGGTCACGCTCGAAGCAGTCCTTAACTCTTTCTTCATCAACTGGAGTTCCGACAGGAGATCCGAATTCAGCATCGGATTCGAGTACCAAGTGGCCAACTCCGAAAGTAGGGTATCCCAGGTGATCATGATAGATTTCATACACCACACCTTCGTCGATTTTTAATTGTTCAAAGACAGCTTCTCTGTCTAATTTTGTATCTCTAAAAAACATTTTGTTCCTCTCTATGTTAACGTCGTTATGTCAACAGTGGATGTACCTTGAAATTCTAAAAGGCTCGCTACTTGGTTTATCGCACTATTGGCAGCATTAATAACGTTATTATAATAATCATCGCCGCCTGCATATTCATATCCCCACAACGCGATGTCAACTGCAGTGTTTGCTGTGGTTACTTTTGTTACTTCTGTATTCGCACGATCTTCGGCTGATAAATTAGCAACCATAGGTTGTACTGAATATATTCCACTTCCTACTGATACATCATAAGTTTTAACATTAAGTGTTACTTTCTTAACGACATTATCAGTATCAAATTTGAGTACTTCAGCTAACTCTAAAACTTTATCATAATCAGGCATAGTTATTAACTAATCATTTCAAATTCAGCAGACTTGTTCATAAATGCAATTGCCCACTTATCATCAGAATCAATAAAGCAATAATGGATTTTACCTTTATCAGGTCCATCTACTACTTCCCAAATCCAACATACGAATCCTGGTTTGAGTTTCTTGTCTTCCGCTGCGATTGTATTGAAAAAAGTTTTCATACGGTGTTGAGCATTCCAAAAACGACCATAACGAATTTCTTCCGTATTCCAAATTTCTTTGTACTTGGATTGAACGTCTTTATAATCCTTTCCGATTATATGTCTCTTATTTGCCGGTTTACCGAAAGGAACAATTCCCATACCGAGAACCTTTACTTTGCCATCATAAACAGGCATTCCTGAAATACCATAGTTCTTTGCACTACGGCCTTTCCACATAGGAGTAACAGTTGTTCCGACTCTTAGTTTGGCAACGGTAACTTTACCTTCGTCTAATTGTTCCTGTTCCCATTTATTAAATGATTTCATATCTATTCCTTTTTAAATTAACCTGCCGCAGAACCTAATGCTTGTTTTGCTGCAGCACGCTCTTTATCGCGTTCTTGTCTGCGTTTCTCACGCTCTTTTTCGACTTCGTCTTGAACCTTTTGACGTTCAGCCTCAGCAGCGTGTTTTAGTTTAATTCTTTCCTTTTCTTTATCTTGACGATCTTTCATAATCTCAAGTTCAGATGCTTGCCTTGCTTTTAATTGAGCCTGAGCAACTGCATCTTCTTTAACATTCACCGTACCCATAATATCTCGAATACGTTTCTTGTGTTTCTTTTGATTCTTTTTAGATACCCCGGGTTCTCCGTCAGGTCCTACTCCTAAACCAGCAATTGCTCCACCACCGACAGAGTTAGTCGGTTCTTCTTCCATTTCGCGTTTTGCTGCTTCAGCAATAACAGGTCCCCATTCTTTTATGAACCTGTCTAAAGCCAAATCTAAATCTTCTTGAATAGATTCTTCCGTTAAATAATTGGTTGCTTCTATTCTTTGTTGCTCTTTAATTAACCAAAGAGCTGTTGCATACGATGCAAGTTTTGTTTGTCCGCCTGGTAGTTTTCCTAATAACTTTTTAATATTCAAAATCATTTGGTCAAATACACCAAACGCTTTCTTCTGTTCATTCTTTCCAAAGTCCTTTCGTTTAATTAAGACATTACCTTTTTCGTCGATAATACCTAACTTATACGCAGGCCACTTATTAAAAGGTTTAACTAACCTCTTAATAAAAGAATATGCTAAGAACAAATCTACCATTTATATTTCCTTTAACCTATTTTTAATAAATTCGTCACCTGTAATAGAATTAGAATTTATCATCACTCCATCGTATATTAATACCTCAGGCATAAAATTCAAATACTCTACGAATGGTTTTAAAAATTCGTGATACTCATGCAACCGCATGAATAACATATTTGTTGCCTCAGGACCAAACACATTGAATATTACAATGAGATGGTTCAGAATTAACCTTTCCTTCAATTCATCATCTTGACGATAACGACTGAATAGCTTACGCAGGTACTGAAAACGTTTAATGTCTTCTTCAAACTCTGACATCTCAGTACACTGAGGGTTATCATAGTTTTTCATCGCGTATAGCAGAAAGGTTGATTCTGTCAAATTCATAACAATAAAAGGCTAACTATTTAGAATTAGCTGTCGGCTACGATTGCATCTTCATCAACTGTATCACCTGTCACACCGTCGTCACCAGCAGCAACTGCAGTTACCTTCATAGGTACCAAGCATTCTGCGAAGTGTCTTCCGTTTGAAGTATGATACAACCACCATCCTGGTCCTGTAAGACCTTTTGCTCTGTTAGATGCAACACCTGCCTCAGTCAAGTCAACGAATACTGCGTTGTCTTTGTCATTGGACTTATTAGTGTTATTTGCGTCGTCCTCGAGCCACTTAGGTACGTCACCTGCGACGTCAGTTTTTCCCCATAGTGCCATTGTTATCTCCTTGTTTTATTTTTATTAACGTTAATAATAAATTTTTTATTTTAAAACTTTATATAGTTCATTAACTAAATCAGCTTTCTTTTTACGTTTGTCTAATTCAATTCCTGCTTTACGACCTTCTTCCTCAAGTCCAGCTTTTGTTAATTTATTTAACGCAGCTTTAGTAACTTTAGGACCTTTAGCAACAGCAGCCTTCTTAGGTTCTACTTTTGCTTTTATAGGTTGTACTTTAGCAGGAGTTTCGTTTAGACCAAAAAGCTTTTTAATCCATTCAATCAAAAACATAATTTACTCCTATTATATAATAGAATTAACTACCGCAATTACTGGCAGCTAATTTCTTTTTCTTTTCTGGCTCAAGAGTATCTGAAGCTTCAGTATCCTCGGCCTTTTCGTTGTCGCCTTTCCAGTTCTTGTCTACGTAATCAAAGAATTCTTTTTTCTTTTCATCGCTTTCAAGTTCAGCTGGGCTTTCGACTCCAAACTTTTCTAATGCCTTTTTGAAGAATTCCTGATAATCAGAATCTTCTTCGTTTTGTAAACGAGCCATAATCTTTTCTTCGATTTTGCTCTCAATAATTTCTTTCCAATTGGACATTTTAGTTTCCTCGTTATATTGTTCTGGTAAAGTTTTGATGAATTTCATTATATCTTTATTATCACCAAAAACACTTAACTCCATTCCAGTTGAAGTTTTTTTAGAAAACGGATTAAGTTTTGCTTTCTTGGCCAGCATTAACGCATTCTTATAACTTTTGTCGTCCATGTCAACTAATTTAAAACTACCGTCTGCCATTTAACTTATTCCTTTTTAGTTTAATATGTTTATTTATAACAATTTAGTAACTCTGATTTCCAAATTG